GTCTCTCTCGTCGTAGCCCTGCTGTCCTTGAGCACTGACAGGACCAGACGTTGCGGCAGTACGACCCGACAGGCCGTAGTGCTTGTCACCTGCTGCATATGGATTGAAGCCAGAGGTAGGAGCAGCAGGGTTAGGCATCTGCATCCCCGCAATCTGCCTCCGAAACGGACTGGTCACGTCAGCTAGTCTCCCTCACGACTGTCTCCTTGGGCTTAATCAGAACAGTTAGATCATACAACCTAAGCGCCGCATCGGCAACACCACCGTTAGTCACTATGTCGAAGACAATGACGTAGTACACCTGTCGGAAGCGTACTTTCTTCAACATCTTGATGAACTTGCGTGCGTATCTGCCTAGTGTTGGATAAATAGTCTTGGAGATGGTGATAGGTGTATTGCTAGCCCACTGTTGTCCAGCAGCTATAGCCACAGACCAGACACCGTAACTAGTTAATGCCTCTCTCCATGTCATGTTCTTGTTGGCGTTAGGAATGACTAGAGTGCCAGTGAACTTGCCACTGGTAGCCACTGCGATACCCCACCAGAAGTGAACCTTGTAGACGTGAGGCACATCAAAGTCATATGTCTTTGTCTGAATGATTCCCTGAAAGACCTCTGCGTTTGGAGGGACACCCACATTGCCAGTATAGTCTACGTTCCTGACATCCTGGAAGGAGTATGCCTCTGCTGGCTTAGCTTGTGAGGCACTAGTAGTATAGGCAGTGTCTAGTCCGACAGTAGCCGAGGGGATGACTACTAGGTGAGAGAACTTCCTGTCGGATACCCACCTGCTCCAACGTTTCACACGCAAGGAGTACACATACAGATTCTTAAAGTACCTGACAAACAGTCTGTCTCGATGTAGAGTCAGTCCGTACTGATCCTTGGCAAACAGATCCAGGTCAGTTACCTGCTCCATACTAATCAACGCACTAATTCTGGTATATGTGTATTGGAACAGTTCGTAGACTGCGTTGTCGTGCAAGGTGTAGATGGTGTTGTTGTTGTAGACGACGTTACAGTTTATCGCCGGTACTCCGATAGTTGCGTCAATCTCGTTGAGTTCGGCTTTACGAGGGTCAGTCGTGTACGTGAACTTGTGTGTGGAATGCTCCTTAAACAGAACGAGATCATTTCCCAGCCTGACAAGGCTAACAAGTTTCTGACCATTGCCAGGAGCAACATCAATGAAATCAGTTCCTGTCCAGCTAGTCGGATCTGCAACAGCAGAGAAGAAGAAGCGAGAGGTATTACTGGTTGCACTCATACCACAGGCAATCCAGATACGCTCTCTGTACTGTGCAACTGCCTCACCACGAGGCATGGATGCAGCAGCCGTAAAGCTGGTAGTGGTAGGGGTAGGCACATCAAAATACCCACCACCATTGATGCTGTCAGGAGTGGCTATAACATACAGTTTGTTACCATACTGAATGCAACAGAGTGCTTTAGTGACAGCACTAGCAGCGCTCAACGTGTTAGTAGCAGTATCAATCAACTTGACTAGATTGACAGCCGGAAGATATGCTACAATGAACTGACGCCCGTCAGACGGCAAGTATGTACCAATGAACTGCCAGGCGTTACCATTTGGTGCAACACCACTGACCAGGAACTGATTGATCTGAGGACGATTGACGAGAGAGCCGTCAGTGTCTACCTCTAGATTCGTCAGATCATACAGTTCCTCATTCTGGATGAACTCACCGCTACCAGAGGCATTGTGCAAACCACCGGTAAAGGGACCTAGTTTAGTAGCTTCTCCTGGCATTATTCATACTCACTGTCAGTCGCAACCCACCATGACCCAACCATGTTCTTGTCTGCGTTCGTATCCTCCAGCAGCTTGTCCTCAAACTTCTGTGCATTGATCTGATGACCCTGCCAGTCTTCGTCTAGCTCGTAGGCTTTCGCCATACAGTACTCACAGATCCTGTCGTAGTACCGATCAGGTAGTCCGAGAGTATCTGCTGGAGTTGTAACACTGACTGGTGTCTTGCTGTAGTTGACAGACACTACCTTGACATCTGTCGGGATGGGCCAGAGATAAATCTGATTAGCCCACAGGTACCAGTACAGTGGAATGCCAGGCATGTTGTTATCTACACCCAGCTGTGCTCTGATAGTCTCAAAGTTACTGGGTTCGAGAATGTTCCCGTCGTACATGATAGACTCAATCTGAATCATGTCTGGCGGGATAGAGTAGACTTGCTGCCCACCAACAGTGTTCTGCGTGGCGGTAGCCTGAATCATCGGATTCTTGTTGACAATCTCCATCTGAGCCTGATTGACCCAGCGAGTGATGTCTGTGACTGTTACCTGCACACCTGACTCGTCGCCAAACTGACGCTGGACGAAAGTGATTACGTCCGACAGGGTGTGGATGGCATCAGGTGTCGGCATGACTAGCTCCTATATACCTTCTTGTTGTGCCGGTAGGTGTGGAGCTTACTCTTCAACAGAGACTGTGCGAACTCCCACTTCTCAGCTGCCTCTTCCTCAGTGACCTTTGCATCGTATAGCTGCTCAGCCAAGGCAGATGCTTGGACTCTGTTGAAGATGTCGTCAGGGTGATGCTTCCGAAAGTCGTTCTCCCAGATCCACGACATGACAGAGTCAGGGTTGATCTCATCTTCCGACCAGTAAGACATGACGTACTGTGTACCGTCAGGGTGTTCGTGTACCAGCATGTACGCGAAGTTTGGGTCGTCAAACTGATCTCTCTCGCCTGGAGGTATCCAAGCCAGAAAGATTTCAGGGTCATACTCTGTAACCATTGTGGCAACTCTTTGGTGCATGGCATTAACCCATTGTCCTGAGTCAGTCGCACGGTAGTCACCACCGAAGATAGGATGTCGGCTCACTTCTGCACCACCACAATGTTTCGGAATCGGACAGTACCAGCTGCATCAACTGCCGTGATAGAGTAACCACGCGACAGGTGGAAGTAGGTACCTCTGAACGTTGTATCATTGGCAGGAGGAAGTGTCCATCCTGCACCATCTGTCCTCTTAGCTAGTACCTGAGTAGCTGTGACCTCAATCTGGTAGTGCATCCATTGACCGGCGACAGGCGGTGTAGTCAGCACCGGCCCTGCAATGCCTGTACTGGTAGCCGAGCCAGCCACATGCCTGAACAGTTGTATGTTGCCATCAGCACGCTGAATGAAGTGATACCCACCAGACTCCATAGCAGCAGACTGAAACTGATACCTAGTGTCATCAGGCTTGGAGAAGGCTATTCCAGCTTGGAGAGTGAGTGTCGTCGGTAGAAGTGTGAACTGCATATCGAAGTCGATGGTAAAGAGATTGCCAGCAGGGGACAGTGACCCCATAAGCACTGAGGGGTTGGAAGCAGTCTGGTTGAAGGCTGCTGTTCCATCTGTGAGCTTGAAGGTTCTGGTGTTGTCGTAGGGGATGTCACCTGCTGCCCACTTGTTTGTGGCAAACTGATCTGTCGTGCGGTTAGGCACATTGACTCTGGTATACGGCTCCCGAGATGAGACAATCCCCTGGATACCCATACCGTAGTATCTGTCTCTGATGAATCTCTTGCTAGGCGACCATGTCAGAACTGGCTTACCAGTAGCCACAAAGTCAAGGATGTCAGCATCAGACATGCCGCCACCAACAGTATCCGAGCCAGGTACACCGATATAGTCATACTGCTGCGCTGTCGCCAGGTTCGCAATGGAGTCAACGTAGCACCACACTTTCATACCCTGTGCTTTTGCCTTGTTCATCCCAGCAGTGTTGCCAACATGACTCTTGAAGATAACAGACAGCTTGTAGCCCGGATAGTTTGCTTCCAAGATAGCAAGCATCTCATCTACTGCGGAAGCTGAATAGTCCTTTGTCTCCAAGAAGATGACAACTTTGTTGAAGAACAGAGTCATCATGTCTGTCCACTTGGGCAGTGCAGGAGGGTTGTCAATCCAGTACTTACCCAGCTGAGTCTCTACTAGAGTAGTACTGGCGATCTGAGCGTTAGTCAGGAGCTTCGGATCACCTGTCCTGTTAGTGGTTCTGTCGAGTCCGGTCGCTCCTGTGTCGTGCAGATGGAACCATGTACCTTCTGCACCACGTTGAATCGACATCTCCAGTGCCTTGGCACCCATGTCATAGGCACCCTGATAGGCTACCTGTGAATGCTCAGGCCAGACATCACCGGAACCTCTGTGTCCTACTGTGAAGGTAGGCATGGCAAACAGCTGGTCAATAGTTACAGCAGATGCTGCTGAACCCCATGTGTACTGAGAGCGTAGGTCATCAATAGAGCCTGTCTTGCCAGTCTGCATCTTGTAGAAGGCTAGTTCCTTGTCAGCCATAGACATGCCAGGCTGAGGACTCCAGAACCCATACATCAGATCAGACAGAGACTTAGGTGGAGATGACGGTCCACCAAACCGCTTGAACCTCATGTCAGACAGAGACAGTCCAGGACCATACTGAGACACCAGATAGGCGTACTCACTGTCTATCGTTGACATCACGTCTCCTTGCTGGCCTGAATATATCAATCACGTTCTCTACTGGCAAGATGCCTACCATCACCATGCCAATAACTAGCATCACAACTGTGTTAGCAGATTCAGGATCAACCAACGCAAAGATAACTATGGTAACACCTAGTACAAAGACGGTGATGCGTCTGAACCCCTCAAACGCTCTCCAAAACTTACTCTTCTGTTCAGCTGTCATTAGACCCCCTGTCTAGGAGGCCATACAGAGTGGGTCGCAAGCACTCTGTATGACCTTCTCTACAGGGAGACTAGCTCTCCGTGATGTCGTTCATCACAAAGTGCGCGTTCCGGCGATCAGTTCCCAGTTCACTGTACTGGAACATAGTCGCCCCGTAGGCATCCTTGATGGTTCCTGCGACAGAGCCAGGCAGACGATCCCACATGCTGCCGTCGTAGTCCATCCACTCCCAGTCTGCGTCGCGGTAGAGACGGATGTTCTCTTCCGACAGGCCGTAGAGTCGGTTATACGGGCAGTCGATGTCTGCCACCATCGGCACTTCACCCTGATCTGTCGTGAAGACCAGACCAGTGTAGCCGCCGGTGAACTCCTTGGTGTTGGAGAACCTACGTGCCTGGACCAACAGATTCCAGTAGGCACGCTGCACCCCGAGAGAGGACAGCAGCAGAGAAGTCTTGCCACCGTTCGTCCGAACAGCGTGGACGTTGCGAATCATCGCAGACTCAGACAGTGGACGGTTGGTACCGGGAGGGGTACCGTTGTCCACGACAGACTTCCACACCGGGTAGGTAGCCGGATCGACGTTGTACAGGATGCCACTGTTCTGGACAATGGCACCGAGACCAGTCCACTCCCGGTTGGCAGAGCCAGTACGGACAAGGACATGGCCTGCCGCCCAGGTGACAGACGGAGAGACAGTGATAGTGCCCGCTGCCACATCGACAGCAGTGACGGTAACACCTGTTGCCGCCGGTGCACCATCTGCCGCGAGAGTTGCAGGCACATACACGTCGACAATCTCCTGAACCTGAACATTCTGAATGCCCGAGGTAACAGTCGCAGTCACGTTTGCACCGACAGTGCTGACTGTGGCGATGACACCGTTACCTGCACCGTAAATCTGTCGGTTCAGGTCCTTGGCGAGGTCTGTCTTGAGACCGTTCATCTCCAGATCGAGAGCACTGATGAAGGACTGGAAGTCCTTGTCGACCAGACGGAGAGACTGTCCTGAGAGAGCAACAGATCCGTACTGGTACTTGAGCTTCACCTGCACCGGAGCAGTACCCTGGTTGCCAGCCACAGGGAGGTTCTCTCCCTCTCGCCGAGCACCGATACCGTTGTTCCGGTAGACGTGAATCGGGAAGGTGACATACTTGCCACCGACAGTGTTGGTGATGGTACTGCCACCACCGTTGCGCTGAATCCTCTTCAGCAGTACAACTTCATCGTTAAACTGCTTGCGCAGCTTACCCTCATACACTTCCTTCGTGACGGCAGTGAGGGTTGCCGTAGTAGTGGGCACAGTGTCTAGCCTCCGGCGTTAGCGAGATCCAGTAGATGTTTGAAGTAGGCTTTCCTCTGGTCCTCGTTCATCTCTTCCGGCTTGACCTCACCTGATGGTGCCGGTGTGCCTGTCGTCGGGATGACGTTAGGTGCTGGACGTTGAGTTTGACCTTGCTTCTGGTAGAGCCGTTGGAACACTGCCTTCTGTTCGTTGAACGCTGCCTCAGCATCAAAAGGCTTCCCCTGTTGTACTTGGACAAAGATGCGCTGCATCAAGTCCTCTGTGTCAACTGCTGCACCATACTTTGAAACAACAGCCTGTACCTGAGCATCAACTTCCTGCTCATAGGTAGCTACCTGCTGATTGTAAGCCTGCTGCTGGAGATACTCTTCAAACTGCTGCGTCCGCTGATCCAGTGCCTGTGTCCGCTTGTCGAGGTCACTGTAACGTGGGTCCTCTTCCAGATTCTCAGTGAGAGGATCTGGCTGGCCTGTCGAATCTTTCAACAGTCCCTGTGACTTCACATGCTCCAACAGGGCGTTGTAAACCTTCATCGGGTCTGTGTTGACCTGATTCAACAGACCGAGTGCATACTGAATGGCCTCTGGCTGCACTCCGAGGTATGGCTCGTAAGGCGCATACTTCTCCGAGAGACTCTTGTGCTCAGACTGGAGCTTGTTGTAGTTCTCATCCCAAGTCTTGAAGTGCTCCTTAGCCTTGGGATGGAAGTACTCTGGCAACTCTGCCAAGAATGGGTCCCAGGCAGGGTTAGTCGTACTCTCTGGTGCTGTAGTGGTAGTGTCCGGGCTGGTGCTAGCACCAGAGTCCCCCGACAGGCCAGAGTCAATAGCTTCAGTCATTGTCTTTCCTTACTGGATGCCCGTACCTTACGGCCCTAGGCTAGAAGTGGGTGATACTAGGCAAGACCGCCAGGAGCGGATGCCTGACTACGCAGGTAGAACAGTTTGTCCCACCACGACTCTTGATCTAGACGCTTCTGCGTCCAGTAGGCTGCGTTCTGAGTGTTCAGCCACAGATCCATTGCCCTGATACTCTGCGTTGCAACAAACTCAGCAGAGGTAGGTCCAGGATCAACGTTGGTTGGAGTGAATCGCCTGTCAGTGACAGTCACGCCACCGTAGCGAGTAGTCATGTCGATATTAGCCATAGTTCACCCCCTTACATCTGTGGTTGTGGTGTCTGCGACATAGTTTGTGAAGGATCAGGCATACCTGGCATACCAGGCTGTGTCTGCTCACCTGAGCTAGGCGGTCCACCAGGCATAGGCGCACCACCTGGCCCAGGCTGTCCTTCGGGGCCAGTTTGCATCTCAGGTGTCATCCCCATCTGACTGGGGTCAGCACCTTGTTGTGCCATTCCGAACATAGCCTGCTGCATCTTCATCATCACGTAACTCTCGTGGATGGAGATGTGCTTCTCGAACTGATCCTTTACCTCCGGTGGTAGGCCCTTGAAGGACTGTCCCTTTCGGAAGTTATTGTGCGTCGAGATATGTACCTCGTGATTGTCCCACTTATTGACTGGTACCATCGGCGGATAGGTATTGAGATTAGTGGGATCGACAGTTGGAAGTCCACGCTGAGGATCAATCGTTCCCGGTTGACCAAGGAGAGCCGCCTCCATAGTCTGTAGGTTGTGCTGTGCGATCAGTTGCGGAGACAGCATCTTCATCTCTAGGTTCTCTCGCTGTGCAGCGCGCATGTCGATGCGCATTCTGTCTACGAGAGTCTGGACGCCGCCAATCTCCATCATGTCAAGCATCTGCTGGCTAGTGATAGCCCCAGCAGTGAACAGATCCATCAGGAAGGCTTGCCTGGCTGCCTTAGACTGAGGTAGAGCACTGCCTGGTTCGACTCGAATATCAAGTCCGTTGGCAATGTCAGATCCTTTGAGCATAAAACTGTCAAAAGACCTATCCGACCCGGCAACTCTGATGATTCTTGGAATGTCCCAGTAATCGACTGCAAGGGTAAGTCCTTGTCTCGCCATCTTGGAGATCGTCTGCTCAATAGACGAGATAGTCGTGGAGATGATAGCGTCATCTTTTTCCTGGAGATAGGCGATAGCAGTCGCTGCAACAACGCCCTGTCCAGGTGCCATGCCTCTAGAGACTTGATGCTGACCACTAAGGTCCTCCATATCACTAATGATGCGCTCTACCTCTTGGAGCACATAGTTAGGGATAGGCTGTAGCTGGAGAGGCTTAGGCTCTCCCAACGCAGGCTTGTACTGGATAATCAAGCCGGGTTCAGACGTGTACTTAGACACATCCATAGTGCCAATAGGCGCCAGCAACTGTGGCCGCGCCATTCTGTTCTTGGACTCGATAATCTGCGATCTCGTGCGGTTGTACTCACGCTGGAGAGAGTTAATGTCGTCCAAGACAGATGAACCATAGAACTTACCGGTCATCACATGCTTTGTGTGTGCATAAGGGTACTCTTCATGGGAGTACCACATGCCATCAGTGAATCCGACTAGCTGATCCGAGCAGAGAGTGACAAGGCCACCCTCTTTCAACAGTTTGCAGGCACCTGGCTTGATCCACGCCTCTAGTATGAGTACGGAATCTGGCTGGTTGTTATCTCCGGTTGCCTGGAAGTAGTTAGCCTCAAAGATTTCTGTCTTAGCTGCGACTGTGGCTGTATAGTCACCGCCAAAGAAACGATTAGCCCACTCAACAGGGCGAGTGTATCCCTCGATGACATAGGGTTGATCCTCAATGTCCTCACCTAGCAGGTCAGGTACAAAGATATTGTACGGAGTGACTACTCCATACCTGATATTACCCACTGTCGGGGCTCCAAGGACATTCTTGAAGAGAGTATCCTTCTTCTTACTGTCCCACCACGTCTTGACAAAGCCATTGCCACAGATACTAGTCCAGAAGGCGTTTCTCTCCATGATCCACTTGATGTTGTAGTGGTCATACATGAAGTCCCAGACTGCCTCGCCTGCCTGTGCGGCAAACAAGTCATCGTCCTCACCTGATGCAGGAACGACAGTAACAGACGGCCTCTGGCTCGTCTGTTTGGTGATCTCTGTCCGAATGATAGGCTTGATCCGGTTAGTCACAGATCGTTCTCGGTGCCTAGCAGACTGCGGAGTCCCTACCTTAGAGGGGTTAGTACCCGACAGGTTGGTGATGTACTGATTGCCACCATACATCTCCAGGTTGATGTCCCACTGTCGCCTAATCCGCTGTCGTCCGGACTTAGACTTGTCGTACTCTGACTTCACCCAAGCAACTAGCTCTTGCTTGGCTTTGTCTGACATCTCCTTTGGCGGCGGAGAGGCAGGGTCACCATTACTCGTAGCTGCCAAAGAGTTCGGATCTAACTGCTTCAAACTCTTTGCCGTCGTCGCCGCTCCATTCATCGAGGATGGCCCCGTCACTGACACCCCTCGCCCTCATTCGGAGAATCTCTGCTTCATCGCTAGGATCATAAGCATACACAGGCTGGTTCACCGTGGCTACAGCCTGGTAAGCTAGTGGGTCTTTGACAGACAGCAAATTGACTGCCTGAGAGAGAAGTTTCGAGTTCTCTCTCATCATCTCAGAACAAGTTTCGAGCGACTTTCTCTGTGCGCGGAGCAACAGCCACAGTGTCAGGCACACTGTTGAGGACGCGATGACTGAAGCCATCAGCCACGGCAGCCAGGGAGGCATGTAGCTCTCTGATAGCACTTTCCATCTCCTTCTCTCTGGCAGTAAGCCTGAGATTCTCAGCAAGCATTTCTCCGACAGCCTGTCCACTGACGAAGTTCAGTTCAGGCACTGTCGTCAGATCGCGGCAGCACTCCACACAGACCAGGACAGCACCGAAGTATTCGACTGTGATGCCCCAGTCGAGACAGTCTCTCTGGTTACTGCCACAGATAGAGCAGGTTCCGGGGTTGGGAAGCAACCCGACAGGAATCACCTTGAACGTGTCAGACATAATCATCTTCCCAACTGTCAGCGAACTTGCTAAACCCGGCTACTACTGCCCAATCGCTATCTGTCGGCTCTCCACCCCGGAAAGTACCAGAATGGTTGTTGAGCATGTCCCAGATAGTACCTACTGGGATACCGACAGACGGATCAGGTTCTTTCTGTGTGATATTCATGCCGATAGGACTGAGATCGGGGAGAAACGTGAAGAAGTACCTAGCTGCGTCTGGTGCGTGGTCATCAACCTTATGGATAGTCTCTTTGACGTTGTTACTGTCTTCGAGCTTCCCGCTGATGTAATAATCCCAGTGTAGCTGACGCATCTCACGTGTCAAGTTAGGACAATCACTGATTTGCCAGAACGGTCTACCTGTCACCGGATTCACTTGCAGGTACTGAGTCATCTTGTCGACTCCCACATTCACATCTCTGGGCACTGAGTCCAGGGCAAAGTATATCCCCAACTCTGCATAGAGAGTTTGAATCGAGTTCCCGCTCTGTGCCTGTCTTTGCTTCATTGCGGGGTCGCCTGTGCGCAGGAAAGGTTCGACTCCGAACAGTTGCTCCCACTCTAGTATCTCCTTGGCATGTTGCTCGACGATAGTCTCTCGTTTGTAGTGTTCGTGGAAAGTGACGACAGACTGTCCATTAGGGGAAACAGCGTGATGTAGACTAGCAGTTGGGTTGTTAAACCCGTGGTCCAGTGAATGATAGACCAGCCAGTCACTAGGAGGGCGCCAACCATGCAGAGTCGCATGAACAGATTCTTGGAACTGTGGAAATACCAAGCCACCTCTTGGCACGAAAGTACCATGCTCACGCTTCTCTCTGTCATCATCCCCGAGGAAGGCGAGAAGACCTAGTTTTTCCTCGGGAGAGAGATATGGGTTATCACTCATATCTACCTTGATGACATCTATGTCGTGTCTCTTGCCTTGAAACCAAGGTTCATACAGTTCCTTGTAGACCCATGTCATACCCTCGACAGGTGTCATGGTGATCCACCAACTACCACCGGTGTCGATCAGTCGGACAAGGTTCTCAATGAAGATAGACTTCGGAGGTTCTTCGTCAAAGTGAACAAAGTCCCGACTAGTACCTGCGTGCTTGTCTAGGTCCTGGTCATAACTCTTGAAGTCTAGCTCATTGCCGTTCTCAAGAGTCAGCTTTCGCTCAGCATTGTTCCAGGACTGTTCCCAGGACCCACCTTGAAGGTCACTAGGTACGATCCATCTCTTGAAGATTGGCAGTAGGATACCTTGGATTCCGTTAATGAAGTCCACTCCGATAACTCTGCCTCGGATGGTCTTGTCGGGAATCTGCCTATGAGGATGCCTTCCTGTAACCCACCACAGGTCTTCAACAACCCCGCCAACTGATTTGCCGCTACGATTGCCGCCAATGTACAGTCTCGCCTTCTTGGCAGACGTATGAAACATAGTCTGCTTGTTGTGCGGCACATAGCCGTGCATATTAGGCTCATGCGCCTGTCGTTTGAAAGCACCCGACAGGAACTCCAGCATAGCCTTCTTGTCAGGCGGTTCTTCGTCTTTCTTCTTCGCCATCAGGTACTCGTGTTGTTAGTAGCGCCGAGCAGGACTAGAGCGTTACAGATGTCGTTGATGATAGCAGCGGCGTTGCTTGTCCGACTACCTGTGAAGGTAATGGCAGAGAGTGGCGCGATACTAGTGATGCCGTCATGTATGTGATTACCAGGACTAGCGTTAACGCGCTGAGTGCCAAGAGTATGATGATGAGACTCTGGAATCGCATCTACATCATCGTTTCTGTGGAAGTCGATGACTGCCTTTTGGTCAGGAGAGGCCAAAGACCTGCTAGCCGGATCAAGCGGCTTGCCAGCAGGAACTACCCCAGGAGTTGTCATCAGATCAGCGGCCTTATCAGTCTAGCTCGGAAGGTTGAGGTACAAGTGAGGATACCACCACTGTTCTGGGCATAGTATGGTCGAATCAGATCACCGGCATTCAACCAGACTAGCATTTTTCCCATATTGATGGTTGAGTAGATGTTCGAGATACCGTTATCTACCTGCTCCCACTGAGTTTGACGTACGGCATTGATACTTACACCTTGAGTTCTGATGCCTGTAGTGCCAGTAGCCCACCTGGTAGTCCACTCCATGCAGTACAAAGCTTTGACAGGTACCAGCCAACCACCTGATGCTGTATCTCTATCAGCGGCAGTAGCATTAACGCTACGCGCTACATCTACTACCTGCCAACCGTTATCTGTGGTGACATTGTTAGCAAACCCGCTAGAGTGGTTGGCAGTCATCTTACACAGGTATGGATAGTTCTGATACCTCTTAGTAGAGCCAGAGAATATCCAACTGATACCAGTGTCAGTCTCAGCTACCAGCTGCCCATCGAATAGTTTAGCTGGATCGACAGGCACCCCACTCTGTGTGTAGGTAAACCCACTAGCATAGTCAACACGATCCCAGTTGACTGAGTTCGTGTTGATGTCTGTCTCATCTAGTGTATCTACTACCAGACCAAGACGAGGTGAAGATGTAGGAGTCACAGTGGTACCACCAATGTCGCTCGAAGAGAATAATCAGCGTTAAGAGTAACGCCAATACTCTGCCATTGAGATGTAGCTACAGTAGTACCAGCAACTAGAGGTCTGAATGTAGAGCAAGTGGTAATCGTACTGACGTTAGTAGCACTGTTTGGTATCATGCTCTCTGACTTACTTCTTTCTGCTGCACTGATGTCAGAGTTAATGCTGATAGCTGCTGACCTGTCGCTACCTGCTGATGCGGAAGCAGCCCATCTAACCGACAGGTCCAATTCGTAGATACCATCTACTGGCAAGACCAACTGACCTGATACAACGTCAGCAGCACTAGCATTGATACTCTGACCAGCTGAGTACACCAGACTAGCGTAGAGAGATGGAGAGAAACTGTTGGCAATAGGGACAGCGGTAGCAACCCCGTACAACTGATAGGGGTAAGTCAGCCACTTCCTAGTATATCCGCCTACACCGTCTGTCCTGGCAATCCAAGACTTCCCTGTCGTGGCTTCTGAGACTATACAGCCATCGAACAACTCACTGTTAGGCGGAATGACACCTGCCGCCACCATCTTAGCTCCGACAGCCGTGTCTACCAGCGGCCAGTTGTAAGCAAATGGGTCAATGATCTCATCATCAGACTCTTTGATGAGATGGATTCTCGGAGTCAGATCCTTACTCACAGCGGCCTCACAAGAGCCATAGCCAGACGGTGGGTAGTGTTAGCCTGTGACCCTGCTGAGTTCTGCCAGACAGTAGAAGAGACACCATCTCCTGGATTGAGAACAAATGTGAAGAAGCACAGGTTAAAAGCCTGATTCAGGCGACCAGGCGCTTCAAGTGTCTCTGTCTCTTCTGGATAGGTAGTAGAGTTGATCTTCATACGGTGAGAGCGCAACCCACCAGCTGTCGAGCCTGTTGCCTCCCACCGCATGATGTCTACGCCAGAATAGATGCCCTTGATAGGAGCGATAGCTCTACCGTCAATTAGGTCATTCCTGTTAGCGTTGACTGAGTCAATAGTACTGACGGCAGTATAGCCTAGTTCATTCTCAGCTACTGCGGTAGAGGTGATAGGACCTGTTGAACTAGCTACTATCAGCCAGGGATACTTGATCCACTTTCTGATGAAGTTACCGTTAAGGTCTCTCTCTGCCCGCCAGACCTTCCCTGTCGTAATCTCTGCTACGATAGCGCCATCATATAGTTGCGCGCTAGACGGGATGACATCTGCCGCTACCCATATGACTCCCTGTGCGCTGTCGAGTGCATCCCAGTTCTCTCTAGAACTGTTCATCTCGTCATCTAATGAGTCGACACGCAGTCCGAGTTTGGGTGTGTAATACCCGACAGGTGGGTTGGGTGAACTCATCCTAGCTTCGCCACCACGGCAGACAGTTCTGCGCTGATCTGCATAAGCACCTGCGGGTCCTTGACGTTCTTAGTGATAATCTCCACGATACCGTCCAAGATTGTCTGTACGTCTGCGTGTGCGCGTCTGTTGGGGTCGTGCTTGCCACTGATCTCGTTGTAGTACTTGATGAAGTCTAGCTTACCGTCAAGCGCTCCGCTAGTGACCTGCGAGTCAATGGTTGCCTGAGCAGATCGGAAGACTTGCTCACTAAGCTGGTCGTGATGGGCCTTGAAGATAGGGTTCCGCATCCACTGTTGCCAGGTTGCCCAGTCGATGCCTGCTCCCCGTAGACGGCGCTCTAATGTCATGTGTTTGCTGACGTCTGTCATTACCGACAGGGCACGCATCTGTTCACCAGTGAGGCGAGTCTTGTCAGCTACATTCATGCCTCGTAAGGTACAGACCTCGTAGTACTCCTTTGACCGTTTGACTCTCTTGATCTCATCTAACGGGCGGCCACTATAATCCGACAGGGTCTGATCGTCTATCGTGGGTGTCAAGCCAGAGGACATGGCATAGGCGAGGATAGTGGCCTCGATGATTAGATTGAAGTTGTGGCGCTGCACACCGGGGATGGTTAGTTCCGCGGCCTTGCGTCTGGCGTTCTTCGGGAGAGCATAGTCCTGGAAGGGGTTCTCTCCACTTCGGGTGATCGCGCGGTGTGCCTGGACGGCAGAGGGTGTGGTGAGGGTTAGTTCTTCGAGCTCTTTGTTTGGGTTGGTACTGTCACTGAGCCGAGACATTGTCCTGGTGCTCCCTTCCGACGTTGAATTTAAGCTCCGACAGCTGGCCTCTATCGAGGCCGACATCAACTAAGGCTGCGGCTAACAGCGGCTTGCTTCGTTTGTAATGCTCATACTCTCGAAGGATACTGGGCTGAAAGACTAGTCTCCGACAGAAGCCACGATTGGTGTTCGAGACTGATTCCTTAAAGACGGCCCAACCTAGATGTGTGACTGCTGTCTCGAAGTACGGTCTGTTCTGACGGCGTTCTTGGTAGACCCACTCTTGGTAACTGTCTTGCGTGACGTGCAGTACCTCGATAAAGCCTTCTGGTAAACTATTGAATAGCCCTGCCTCTGCTGAGATGACTACCTGTGTCGTGACGTGTAAAAGCTCCGACAGGTCCTTCTGTGTCATCGAGTAACTGACTCTTGCTCTCTTAACCGGGTTCACTGTGACTGTCTCCTGGGGTGTGTCTGTCCACTGTCTCATTCTCCTAGTATATGTGGCCCCCTGACGTGCGGAAATGGGCCTGGATAGCGTGTCCCGGTGCCCAGCTTGGCCGTGGGATGACGATGGGGATTCCTGGTATGGATCATACGGGGATCGTCTGGATAGCTCGTTAGAAACGATCTGACAGTACTCCAAATGGGTGATCTACTAGTGACAGAGAGGGTTAGAGACAGTTGTAGTGAGACTAGTAGAGTAGGGATGTTTGGGTCAAGGAGTGGGCCACCCAAAGAAACAACCGGCTCCACCAATTTCACGAGACGACATCCCGACTGTCGGCGGCTCGACTGTCTAGGTTGTCGATACGCGGATCTACTAGTGAGAGCGTCACCCATTCGCGCTGCCTGTCTGGCGTGCGAGTTTGGCGGCAGGGTGTAGGATCGAGAGAGTGCCAGTCCAACGGGGACAGGCCGAACGAGAGAGGGTCAGCGATGACCGAGAGCACTGAAGTCCAGACCACCGAACCGACTACGCCCGTGGTCGAGCCGGAGCAGACCGCACCAGAGGCCCCTACCGATCCGACAGGGGAGGAAGTCATTCCGGCAGTGCCGGAGGTCCTGGTCAATGCCAAGCGTGGCGCGGCACGTGCCATCCTCCGGACTGTCACGGCCATCAGGGACGGCATGGTCGAGTCGTGGGACACCATCCGTGCCTACCGTCTTGGCGGAGCAGTCATCGACGCCAAGCTTGAGGCATCGGAGACAGATGCAGCCATCGACTACAAGGATGCAGTGGAGCAGTCTGTCGCTCTGATCGAGGCAACGGAGAAAGAGTACGAAGAGTCCATCAAGCCGTTTGTCGCTGCCAGGGACGCCAAGCTGGCAGAGATCTCTGCCAAGGTCAAGACCTACAAGGATGCAGCCATCGAGGCAGAGGGTCTTGACGGAGACATCCCAAGCAAGTCCGATGCGGAGGATGCAGCCAACGATTGGAAACTGTTCACGTTGCAGATGCGACAGACTCAGACTTCCGCCAAGCGGAGCAACGTCGAGTTTGAGTTCGCCGTTCCCAATCTCAAGACCGGCAGCACTGCCGGTAGTGGCGACTTCCGTCCGCGCTACTCTGCCTGCTCCATCAGCAAGAATGGCGGGCAGGCAGTGGCCAGCAAGTCTCTGCTTGTCGGAGACATCGCGAAAGAGATTGGGGTCGCGCGTCCGTCCTTCATCAAGGCGATGCTTGTCCCGTTGCGCGACGACCGAGAGAATTGGGACAAGGAGGATGAAGGCTACGAACTCGAGTTCACTGTCGGCCCAATCAACCCGGACAAGGATGGCAACGGCGACATGTACACGCTCAACGTTGTCAAGGCTCCGCCGATCGGTGCCAAGACTGCCGAGTGACTGACAGGCAGTGTCACCCGACAGGGTGGCACTGCCTCTCACCCGAGAGAGTGACCGACCCCCGGTGCCAACAGGCATCGGGGGTCTTTCTTTGTGCCGTGTGCAGTTGGCACCACTTATCCCCTGGCCCCGACAGGGCACTAACCAACAGCTAACAACTGCCACCACTTACTCTCTCTGGGCGTCTGTGAGAGAGTCATGTAGAC